ACATCGTTCTCGGAGAGCTTTCCGAAGCAGGGTACGATGCAGAATGGTCAATTATATCTGCAAGTTCACTGGGAGCCTCCCACAGACGTAGTAGGTGGTGGTGCATTGCCTACCCCAACGACTATGGATCATCTGCCACCTCGATCAGTGAGTTCAATGATCAAACAGACTCAAGTTCACAGGAAGGGCAGAACCAAATTAGCAAATCTTCGGGAAGCAGTAAATCCTCAAACAGTAGAGCTATTCAATCATCTACAGATGTTACCAACTCCAACAGCAAGGGATTACAAAGGAAGATCTTCAGTAAAATGGAATCAGGAATATGGTCAGCGAAACATACCAGACGTCTTGACCCAAACTGGCGATCATATGTCAGTAAGCCCATACTTCCTAGAGGAAGTTATGGGTTATCCCATCGGGTGGACAGAACTAAAGCCCTAGGTAATAGTATTGTTCCAGCTGTGGCTGCGATACCATTACAACGTGTTCATGATCTTTATTACAAATGAAACCAGTTAGAAAATCTATTCTTAAGTTACAAAAACTTAAAGAGATAAGACGTAAAAATTTAGAAAAAAATTTTTTAGAAATACAAATGAAAGGACAGGATCATTACATATTTATGAATGAAAGAGGTAAGGCTCAAGTGGTTTCAAAAGGAAAGTGGGTAACAGAACATATAAGAACTGCTGTTTTGAAATTCAATTATGAAATTGATAAGATTGATAAATTATTAATTCGTGATTTTACTGATGATGAACTTAACGAATACGAAAAAACTTCTTAATAGGATTAGTACGTTTTTGTTTTCTCATTTCTGCTACAACACGATTAGCTTCTAATTCAATCAATCTATTTAACAACGAAGCCATAAAAATATCTTGATCAAATTTTTTTCTTATAAGGTGAGTGCAGTATCTTTTTAAATTATCAATATCATTAGATTGTAAAACTTGTCTACATTGCATCTCTACTTCTAATTCCAACTCTGGAGGTGCTGGTTCTATATCAATGTTCAAAAACTTAGTAATTTTCATATACAAATGTGTTACTTTCCAAACATAGCTAAAATGCTAGTATTAGACAAGATACTACGCTTCTATGGCAGAACAGGAGAAAAAAGGTCCACTTCAGAAACTGAAAGAAAACATCACAGATAAAGAAGAACAACTAGCCTTTATCTCAGTTGTAGTAAGGCTTACGGTTGTTGCCTGGAGTGGTTTTATAGTATCGCTTAACTACATCTCAATTCCTGGTTACAGTAACGAACCCAAGGATATTACATTTCCAGCTTCTCTTCTTACTGGAGCGTTAGCTAGTTTTGGATTGGAAGGTGCAAAGAAACGTGGAGATGGTACTTTTAAACCAGAGGACAAACCTCTAAACAAAAAAGAAGTAGAAGCGTTACTAGCGTCACAGTCTGGTAATTATTCGACAGTTAGAATTGAAACGCCAATTAAAATTATTGGTGCAGAAATTGTTGATCCTCCTTCATCATCATCCAAAAAATGAAAAAATTTCTTCCTTTGCTTTTATTAGCATTTCCAACAGCTACTTTTGCTGACGTAACGCACTCTATACAATCGGTGGCCTCGGTATCTACTCTCGGTGCTAGTGCTACATCGGAGCGGATTGGAGCTTCAATCAGTGTTGCTGGTACAAACGTACAACCAAAGGCAAACACTGTGGCTAACCAAATAGGTTCTCTTGATCTAGCAGATGCTGGTATTACTAATGGTGTTCCTACTGTTGATTACGATACTAGCTTCACGGTGGTGAACTCAGGTGATGCGTTTTCCGTGTCGGAAAGCTATATCCAAGCGGATAGTACAAGTACTACTGCAAGTACCGTTACAAATGGTGTTGCTGCCTTGCCTCTTTTAGGGTCATATACGGTGGTGTCGGGAGGGGATCCTGGTTCTGTAGCAATCACAATGGATAGTGGACAAGCATTAACAGTAAACCTAGCTGACATGGGTGCTGGTACAACTGCAACGCTCCAATCAACTATTACTCTTGGCCTCGATTAATGAAATGGTGGCTATGTCTACTTGTTGTTTTTATTCCAAATGCCTTTGCTGAGACTCCTAGATTTGGTGCGAACCAAATTCAAAGCAACTCAAGGAGTATTTCAAAAATAGATGAAGTTATTATTACTGAAAACTATAACTCAGGTTATGCGTACTCAGTTACAGGATCTAATATCAAAATCAAAGATGGTACTGTTATCTCTCCTGAAGCAACTTATACAACAAGCCAGAATACAGGTAATGCAGGTGCAGTTAATTTTGAATGGATAACACCAAACTTAACAAGCAAACCACAGTGGGAGATCGTGAGCGAAGGAGATGCTTTCAGTCTGACCGAAAATTTCATGGCTCCTGGCTTAGACGCAGTTTCAATTATAAATCGCACACAGACAATAGAAACTACTCAAAGTTCGGTCACATTGTTTCAATAGGACTTTTATTTGCTAGTCCTGTTTATGCAGAAACTACTATATCAAATCCTCAGTCCAGTACACAGTCCACAATAGTTAATCAAGGATTTCAAAGTATAAGCGGATCTTTTCCCACTCATAGATATAGCAACGGTATTCAATGCCAAACACCTACTCTTAGTTTTAATCCGTTTATAACAAAAGGAGAATATTACAACACTCCACGAAGCACTATACAAAGAACAAATATATATAACCAAGCAAAAGATAGCGAAACTGGTCAGCTAACAAATCCTGGTGAAATACTCTACATAGCAGAACAGGAAAGATTAGATCAGATAAACCATAACTTTTCATATGGAGCGACTATCAGTATCCAAGTACCATTGGGAAAACGATTTGATGATGAGTGCATAAAAGCAGCCCAAACTTATAGAAAGTATCAGGAGTTTCTACTTGATGCAAAGCGTTTGGAGGTCAATCTCAATCGTGCCAAGCTCTGTTCGACTATGCTAAAGGAGGGAATAAAATTTGTAGGTGAAGATGCAGTTTCTTGTCGCAATATTGTTTTAACTACGATTCCAAATCAAGTTATCCCACATACTCATCAATTAAGATCGGGCAACAAGGACTAAACCTTTAAACGTCTATTGCCAAAAGGCTCACAGTCGCCATGACATGACCCGAAAATATCCCCCTTGTCTATAAAAGCACTTCGCACTGGTTTAGGGGAAGATCAACCTGAAGAAGAGTCCGAATTATAGACTTGTAATATACATTATACATACAATTATGCAGTAGGCAAGCACGGTTAAACTTGCCTACCTAGACACCCCATCCATTGCCTTGGCGAATAGGGTTTTTTTATTCTACCTTTTTTTCTTTCTTCTTTGTCAGCTTTTTTATAATATTTTTTACTAAGGGTTTGACAATATTAAGTAATAGTGGAGTAGTGGCAGCAACAGAAGCAATAACAGCAGTAGATACAACAACACTAGCTGTCGGTATGTACTGGTCAACAAACGGTACTTCTTCCCAGATTGCATCACAAGAACCCTCCAATAGCCCACGCTCATATTTTACCAGCCTTTCTAATCTAAGCTCGTTTCTCCAATCTCCAGGTCTATATGGTGCGTTTTTTGGTGGACAAGGTACTAACTCAATCTCTTCTTCCTCTTCTTTTTGTCCTAAATTAATATTTACTGGATTTGCTTTCGGTTGAAAATTATATGTACCTTCTGTTTCTATAGTGTCTTGTGCGTCATAAACAATAGGTCTAAATGTTTTAGCTTCTTGTTGAACTTTAATTGGTTGTGTTCCACCGATTGCCTGACCATCAGGACAAGTAGCATAAGCCTTTCTTCCATGAAAAATAATAGTTGGGTTTTCTGATAGTTCTATATCTCTATTAGTTAAATCACAAGCAGGGTTCTCTCCTACCAATACAGTTTCAGGTATATAAGGTGTTTCTGGTATATTTATTTTTGGTATTTTTATCTCAGGTATCTTAATGGTAGGCATTAACAGTCGTTAAAGTCAGCAGCCATATTACCTCCTATCTTACCGCCTTCTCTTCTTGCTGTGTTAGTTGCAAATCCACTTAAAAACCAACCAACTATAGGAACATTAGCTAATGAGCTGGATAAGCCTGTTCCTGTAGCTACTGACGTTCCAATAAGCTGCCCTGTAGATTCTCCCTTTGCTCTTTCTTTTATGCAAGCTATTTGCTTTGCTGTAAGCTCACCATTATTTATAACAGCTACATCTTTTTCGCCAGCTACTTTTTGTGTTTCTTTTGTAGATAAAGCCTTACTAGCACCTAAAAATCCTGCTGGTTTCCTTGTATTTTCTATAGAAGCGATAATCCTTGGATCGTGCATTTTATGTCTTATCCTATAACTATTCATATCAGCTTCGATCTCGTAAGTAGAATATTTACTAACAGGTAAATCAAACATAGGCAAATTTGATTTCTTACTCAAAAGATTGATTGTATAAAAATTGGAGGCAACAAAGACAGTTCCAAGTCCTACTGATATTCCTTTAATAATATTGCTATTCATAAACAAATCTCTGTTCTATAGTAATCCATATTGATGAACTAGAAGGTAATTCAAGATCAAGTGCATTTATTTCTTCTATTTCTTTAGAATGTTTTTTCTTAAATTCGTCATCAAAAAGATCAAGACGATTTGTAATTTTAAAAATTCTTTTCATAGTGCTTAAAGTTTAGGTACACCAGGCACTGTCCAGTTTTTATCAGGTACAGAAGTTCCTGTCATATCAGGTAAACCTTGATCTAATACTTTTGGCATCATTCCAGATACGTTACCCATGATCTCCTTCATTACCCTAGATTTAAACTGTTCTGAAGTTACATACTTGTAACCAAAGTAGGCTCCACCACTCATGGAGGCTACCATAATAAAAGAGATAATACTTAAAACATTAGCGATCTTTTGAAACATGATTAAATTTGCAATAATTAAAGCACTTTCGTTTACAAGTGTGCTTGTGTTACTAGTAATTGTAGCTCTGTCACCTTTATACGTCACTATGAGTTTGATGACAAGGCAAATGACAACTGAAACTAAGTAGCCAGCTTTCTACGATAAAATCTTGTCTTACAGGCATTAGAACAATACTTTCTTCTTTGCTCTGTAGTAGCAAACACTTTACCGCAAAATTTACACTCCTTTTCTATTATTTCGCAATAGACTTTTTTTCGGCTGTTTCCTCTTGCCTATCAACTAAAATTGCATTGATCGCAACTGCTCTATCTTGTATGTTTCTTTGTTCCTGTATATTTTCATCAAATTTTCTTTGTAATGCTTGAAGTTCTTGCTTTAATTCTTCGTCTGTTTTTCGTGCCATAATTTTAAATGTTTTCTTTAGTGTAACAGTATCAAGCTAAATTATCTATACAATAATACCAAGTAACTGCTACTCTTTTTTTACCACTTTCTAATGGGGTTGAACAATGTGTAAAGCACCAATTTGCGGGAAAGAATAATCCATAACCTGCTTTTGGTCTGTATTCATAATGCGGAACCATTTTAAATTTAGTAGCACCTCCCTCAAAGTCATCTTTTAAATATAAAACAAGAGAAACCTGGCGGTGATAAAATTCACTATTTCGATCAGGGCAAGCATCATAATGCCAATTATATTTTTGATTTTCTGTGTATTCTAAAACTTGTATTTCTTCTCTATATGAACTTGTAGCTGTTGCACCAATAACAGGATAACAGTCTAAAACAAGGTCATAATTGAAGAGTCTATTTTTATATTTTATTAAAGCAGTATTTATTTTTTCATGTAATAGTTTTGTAGCAACGTCATTTTCATTCATTGCTGTTCCAGTACTTGATCTAATGCTAGTATCTTCTCTTACAGTTCCATTTGTGTTAAATACAGTATTAACTGCAAAATCAAGAGTATCTATATAGTCATTGATAATTTTTAAATCTTTATCATCAAGAACTTTTATTTCTTGTATAAATTCCTTCAATTAATATTTTGTTTTACCTAATGTAACAGCAGCGTCTTGTGCAGTAAAGTCCTCTGTTGTCCATATAGAAGTAGTATTATCCTCCTTCTTATAGGCTTTAATAATTTCTAAATGTTCTACGTTTCTTTTTATATCATCTTTCTGTTCATCTGTTAAAGAAGATAGAGCAGCAAGTTCGTTAATAAGAGTTACACTATCACCAGCACTTGTGAAAATTTTTGCAACTTCTTCTGTGGTACGTTCAGCCATAATAATTTAGATTTGTTTTAAGTTTAGCCAGATTCTAGGGCTGTGACTCTAGCTTCTAATTCTTTAAAAGCAGCAACAAGCATTGGAGTGAATTTACCATAATCTACACCTTGATATTCTTCTTCTTGTTCTTCGGGGTTATCGTCTTTATACTTCATTCCATCTTTTACACCTGTTACTAAGTCATTAAAGTGACCTGTTTCTTGAACTTCATGTGCAATAAATCCAGATACAGTTTTACTGGTATTATTTTTAAATTTAAAATTAACTGGATTTAATGTTTTTATTTTTGTAGTTGCATCAGTTATAGAAGTTATGTCTTGCTTCAATCTATAGTCTGAAGCTGAATTAAATGTCATTCCGCTTCCATCTGTAGTAATAGTTCCTACAGCAGTGCTAGTACCATAATGAAATGTTATTAAATGTCCTGTGCCAGCGGAAGTTTGTCTCATAATAAACAAAGCAGTTCCATAATTACTACCGCCTTTAATTATAGTTATTGCTTCAAAACTCGATGCATGATAAGCTGACCAGCCAGGTGTACTTAATGTTCCAGCAGGTGCAGAAGAAGAATGAAAGTTTACAGCTTCTAGTGTTGAAACATCTATTGTTGAAGGTAATCTTGCATTAGCTAAAGTACCAGATGAAATTAAACTTGCATTATTGTTAACTGATCCCGTAGGTCCCGTAGGCCCAGTCGGGCCTGTGGCTCCAGTTTCTCCTTGAATACCTTGAATACCTTGAGCACCCTGCGGCCCCTGAGCTCCTTGAGGTCCAGTTGCTCCCGTGGGTCCGGTCGGGCCAGTTGGGCCAGTTGGGCCACCGCTAGCAGCCTCAAAACTGGCTTCTCCGTTTGAATCAACAGTTAAAACATGGCCTTGAGTAGGTGTTCCACCATTGTCCTTCAAAACAACATCAATACCTGGTACTCTTAGCTTAGTAACAGAGGTATTTCCTAATGTGATCTCGTTAGATACGTCTACTGCACTAGGTACAGCGTTATTTCC